AACGATGTATTTGAATATCGCATTGAAGAAGATACAAATAAAAGTACGTTAGATGAAGTAAACGATTTTGTAAAACAAAATATCGACAAATATCCTAATTGTAAATGGCTATTATTGCCATGTTATTGTTAAAACTGAATAAGGAATAAAACTATAAAAGAGCGGTTTCTTCGGAAGCTGCTCTTTTTATATTGGAGGAATAATGGGAAATATTTTAAAACTTACTTCTCCTCTCCCACCTTCGGTCAATCATTACACTTCGGTCAGAACTATAATGAAAAATGGTAGACCTATGGCTATGGTATATGAAACGAAGGAAGCAAAAGATTATAAAAAGAAATTTAAGAAAATAATTGAAGAACAAGTTAAATTACAAAGTTGGGATTTAGAAGTAAACAGTACACAGCATTTTAATATAGATGCTGTTTTTTATTTTGACAGGATTGATAAGGATTGTGCGAATTACGAAAAGTGTTTAGATGACACTATTACAGAAACACAATTAATTTGGAAAGATGACAATGTGGCTTTATTTAGACCACAGAGAATCTATTATGATTCAGACAACCCAAGAATTGAATTGACCATCTATCCCGTTGACTACATTGGAGTTTTTGACAATGCTTCACAGTTTGACGAATTTAAGTCTCACTGCATCGGATGTAAAAGATACAAACGAAATTGTAGTCTTCTAAAGAAAGCTATAGAAGGTCGAATTCAAAAAGAAATACATAATGGAGAATGTGAAAAATTCTCGCCAATAAATGATTAAAGGAGAAAAAAGGAATATGAAACTTTTAGAGTTTGTAGAAAAGTATAATCACACAGCAAATAGTTCGTTAAAGGAACAGTTATTAAGTAAAATCAAAATTACGCCTTATGTATCAATCATTAAGAAAGATGCTTATGCACAGTTGATTGTAAATAAGACAATGTTTGAGCAGGAAGCTTATGATGATAATGGAGTAACCAAGTATCGTAAAACAGATAAGATTAGAGTAAATTCTGTTGCTCAGTATGTACAGTTTTGTCGTGCAGTGATTGAATTATATACCGACCTTGAGATTGACGAGGATGATAAAGGATTCATCAAGGGATATGATGCACTTAAATCATCTGGTTTACTTGATATTTTAATGGTTGGTTCTGATAAAGCCAATCCACTTATCCCTATGAGCGAATTAAGTGAGTTCAAGACAATTTTAACAATGAAACAGTCAGATACCCAGTTTAATGAGACAACTACTCAGGCATTTATTAGTAAACAGATTGAAAGGATTTCTGATTTAGCAAATGCTACTCTCACACCACTTGTTGAAGTTGTGAATAAGAAACTTGATAGTTTATCCAATGATGAGTTGAGAAAGATTCTTGATGATTATAAACTTAGCAGTATCGCAAATTTTAAAGAGGTGTAAGGTATGGTATCAAACAAGCTATTTTATATAGAAGAATGTTGGTTTAATCTTCCAGATGATTTCAACGGAACTTGTGGAGAAGCTTTAATGCTTTTAGCAAAATATAGATTAGAACAGGAAAACAAAAATAAAATTGGATCAGAGAGTGAACTTTTGAAAAAGGATGACGGATCAGAAGATTTATATACTACTCTTGTTTCTAAGGATGATAGAAAAGCTACGTTGGCTCATGCGTTTTTAAAGTTAGATGAAGAAACAAATACATATATAAATGTATAGGAAATTCAAATTTCATAAGGAAATAAAGGAGATAAAATACTATGATTACAGCAACAGAAGCTAGAAAAATCACAGAAGAAAGTCGATCAAAGTTACAGAAAACTATTGACGAGATTAATTACTATATTGATGATGCCATCCACGAGGGTAAACACGCAGTTATGATTGATGGTTTTATTAGTGAGGAAACCGTTGGAACTTTAAAAGCATATGGTTATTCAGTGATTGAAGCTGACACACATTTTCAGGTGGTATGGTAAATAAGAGGTACATCATATATGACAATTAAAGAAGTAAAAAGAAAATATAATTCAGAAACTAAACGCAGAGAAAGATACCTTGGTGACAGAGAGTTTCATTCTCTACAAGAAATTAAGGATTACTGTAGAAGCGATACAATGTATAACAGAAAACCAGCTCCTGATGAAGTAGTATATACTTTTATGTTAATGGATACTCAAGAACAGATAGACATATCTGTTCAGTATGGACTAGATGAGGATAATGAGAAATACATAAAATTGGACTATTGGTTTTAAGCGAGGAATTTGTATGAATGATAAAAAACTATATATTTGTGTTTCTTCTGGAAGTCCAGAATTCTATTTAACATTTTATGGTGAAGAAACAACTGACATAAAATTAGCGGCTAAATGCACATCGAGAAGTTGTGCGAAAATTATTGTAGAGGATTATAAAAAGAATCATAAAAAAGCAACTGACTTATTTTTTGTTGTAGAGGAATATATCGAGGATTAAATATTTAGGCTTTATACGTGTCACAGCGTATAGGGCTTTTCTTATGGAGAGTGGTAATACTGCTCTCCTATTTTAGTGTAAAAATAGTGAAAAGATAGTGAAATTTTGGAGGTGATGATGAATGGGACTAAATAAAGACACTATTAAATATTTGGAAAAACAGGCTCAGAAAAAAGCTTCCGAATTGGCACACGAAGCTCAACAGAGATTAACAGATGGTTATGTGTCATTTATTGATTTATATTATAGCGATTACACACCACAACAGTATGTAAGAACGCATAACTTATATAGGTCTTATAACAAATTTTATAAAAATAGCCACGGTACTATTTTTTATGGTGGTGTTGAAGTAACACCTAAAAGAATGTTTGACAACTATGACCAAATCACACCTTCGGATCTTATGTCGGAATTTATTTATAATCCGAAAGGTACTTATCATGGTTGGTATAACATTCCTGCTAGTTTTAGCGTGTATAGAGAAATACATAAGTATCATGAACGGTTAAAAGATGAATATAGAAAGCGTTGTACAGTTTAGAAAGGATGTGAATGAATGGCTAATTCAGATATTATTAAGATTGGTTTTGACTACAGAGCTAGTCTTGAACAGTTTGAAAAAGAAACAAATGGTGTATTTGACGGAATTAGTGATAAAGCCGGCAAGCAGAAAATCACAATTCAATTAGATGCAAAAGATGATAAAGTAATTGATAAAATAAAGGAATTACAGAAACTCAAATTAGATAAGTTCACATTCGAGTTTGGTAATTCTGGATTAAAAGAACAACTACAGACATTTGATAAATTAGAGAATAAGATTAATGAGATTATTAGTTTATCAAAAGGAATTGACTTATCATTTAATACCAAAAACAAGACAGAGGCTTATAACCAGTTAAAAAAATATGCAGATGCTTTTAAAGAGTATTATGGAAATGAAGAAGCAATGGCTACAAATGCAGGTGCAAAGGCTGGTTATGCGTATTACAAAGCCTATGAAGAAGCATTGCGAAAAGGTGTTGCACAAAGCAAATTAGAAAAAGTTACTGTCGACTTTGATGTAAATGATTCATTTTTTAGCAAAGAGAGAATCGTTGAAAATAGAATTAAAGAGTTTGAAAATTTTCAAAAGTATGGTAATGCAGACGAAAGTAACTTAATTGCAGAAATCACATCACTAGAGAATCGACTTTTGAAATTTAATTCTGCTTATTCTCAAGTAAAAGCTAATTTAGGTGATGCACCAATTACACCTGAAATCACAAAAAACATTGAAGAATATGTTAGGTTATTAGAAGTCGCAGAAAGCAGAGCAAAAGATGCGGAAATATTTGGATATTCATATGAAGATATTAATTCAGATAAAGATCTTGCAAATATGTATCTTGATTTTGCAAAAGAAGATGCGATTGCTGAAAATAAAAAATATATTGAATCATTAAAACAAGAAGAAACACAAGCTACTACTACTGCTGAAGCCGAGCAGAAATTGGCAGAAGTTCAAAAGGAAACAGTTTCTAATACTTCTAACTCAAATGATTCTCAAATTGAAGAATTAAAATCTGATATTCAAGAGGTAAAAACTGAACTTGGTGATGTGAAAGATAGAATTTCTTCTATTGAATCGAACGGTTTTGAAAATGTACGAGAAGATGTTGAAAAGACAAAGGAATCTGTAAAAGAGCTTAACAGTGAACTCACAGAGATGAAATCCAACCTCTCTTCTACCCCACAAGAATCGAATATTTCATCTGGAAGGAAAGACGCATTTCATGACCAAGATGTTTCTGCATCTGTAGAGTCTGCTACAAATTCCATCAAAGAAGAGAATAATGTATTAGAGCAGAATACTAAAAAGGTCAAGGAAAATACACAGGCTAAAGAACAGAATGCCAATGTTAACCTTAATGGATATGATAAGCGATTAGATTCATATCAAGGTAAAATTAATAAATATGATACAACTATTAAAAGGTTTGAAGATGGCGGTTGGTCAAGTGATACATATTTAAAAAATGTACAAGCTGTTCGTGATGCTGTTAAACAGTATGCAACTCTTCTTGACCATATAAAGACTAATCAAAATGGTATCGCTAGTGATGAGGATATTCAGAACTTAGATAAGTATGAAAAGAAAATCAAAGATACTATCGCTACTGTAACTAATATGTCGGCTTCTGAAAAGGGATATAACTTTGTTTCTGGTCAGAAAGAATTAGACAAGATTCATAAGCTTCTCAATGAAAATAGCAAAATGTCTTCTGAAGCAAAAGCTAAAATTAAGGCTTATTATAAGGAAATTGAAAGTGGTAATCCTAGTATGAGTCTTGATAAGATTCATGGCGAGATTATGAAGATTTACAATGCTGAAGTTGAAGCTGGTCGAGCTGGTAAAAGTTTTATTGACACGCTGAAAAATAGTGGATTCCATCAGTTTGCTGCTCAAATGGCAGGAATGTTCAGTTTTTATGATATTATTAATGGAGTAAAACAGGTCGCTTCTACTGTAATTGATTTAAATACGCAAATTACAGATTTAGCAAAAGTTTCAGAAGCAACATCTTCACAGATATATGACGATTTTAGCAGTTATGCAGATATCGCAAAAGATATTGGTGGAACTATTTCTGATACTATTTCAGCAACTGCGGATTGGTCGAGAAATGGTTATAATATTCCAGACTCGAAAGAATTAGCAAGAGTCGCTTTATTGTATAAAAATGTTGGTGATGGTATTGATATTGATGCAGCGAATGAGTCATTAATTTCTACATTACGTGGTTTCAAAATGGAAGCAGATGAAGCTGAAAAAATAATTGACGTTTTCAACAATGTATCGAACAACGAGCCAATTGACTCTGGTGGAATTGGTGAAGCCCTTCAACGGTCTGCTGCCGCATTTAATGCTGCGAACACGAGTCTTGAAAAAAGCGTAGCCCTTATAACTACAACAAACAGTGTTGTTCAAAATCCAGATAAAGTAGGTAACATGTGGAAGGTTGTTTCCGCACGTTTAAGGGGTTCAGAAACAGAACTCAAAGAAATGGGCGAAGACACAGATGGTCTTGTAAAATCTACTTCAAAACTTCAAGCACTTGTAAAAGGTATTACAGGTTTTGATATTATG